ATGGCTAATGTTGCAACTCTTATTCCTGGACAGATTAAAAGGGTAAACGAATTAGGAGAAGCATTAAAAAAGATAGCAGTTGATACAGGAAATTCAACTGATACTATGACGGAAGGTCTTTACCAGGTAATTTCTTATTTAGGTGATACTGCCGATACGGAATTAATTCTTGCAATCAATGCTAAGGCAGCAAAAGCGGGAGTTGCATCCGTGAAAGATTCTGTTGAACTTACTTCTGCTGTGATGAAAGGATATAATAAAATTAGTGCAGAAATGGCAGAGAAGGCTGCTGATTTGGCTTTTCAGACGGTTAAACTTGGAGCGACAACATTTCCAGAATTAGTAGCAGGTATGAGAGGGTCAATTGCTTGGGGTGGACAATTAAATATTAAGCTTGAAGATTTATTTGGAAGTTTTGCTACATTGACAGGGGTTACGGGTACAACGGCTGAAGTCGGGACGCAAATGGAGGGGGTATTAAGAGGACTTGTAAAAGCGACTCCTCTGATGAAAAGAGCGATTAAACATTTAGGATATGAATCTGCAAAGTCTATGCTTGCTTCTCTTGGCCTTTCTGGGGCGTTAAAGAAATTGGCTGAATTGACTGGTGGAAGCGAAGAAAAAATGACTGAATTATTTGGTCGAGCAGAACCCTTAGCTGCTGTATTTGCATTAACCGGAAAACTGGCGGGCACATATGCAGAAAAACTTAAAGCAATGGAAAAAGCTTCTAAGGCAATGACGGAAGCTTTTAAAGAACAAACTCAGGGAATAAATAAAGTAGGATTCAGATGGGATCAGTTTAAAATTAGGATAAGTCTTGCCAGAGAAGCAATGGGAGATGCTTTACTTCCTACTTTTGAAAAATTTCTTAAAATTTTAGAACCAGTTGTCGATTGGTTTACAAAATTATCATTAAAAACAAAAACGGTAATTGTCGTCATTTTAGGATTAGCTGCTTCAATAGGGCCATTATTAATGATACTTGGTCCGATAGTTTCTTCTTTAGGAACTATGATAATTGCAATGACAATGTTATCAACGGCTGCCGGAGGTATAGGGTTAGGTGCATTGATTGCTCCTTTTGTTGCTCTTTTTCTTCCTATCTCTTTAATAGTCTTGGCATTAATAGCAACTGGCGCGGCGTTATTTCAATTGATCCGATATTGGGGAGACCTTAAACGAGAAATTAGTGTCATGTGGGGTGCTTTAAAACAGACTGGGCCAATTAAAGCAATTATAAAGGCTTTTGAATGGTTGAAAAGTATAATGGCTCCTTTTTTTAATTGGCTTGGAAAAACATTTGGCTCGGCTTTGAAATATATTTTTGAACCGTGGATTGATGCAATTAAATATCTGATAAAATTATTAAAAGTAGTTGTTGGTTTTGCTTTGAAACCAGTTAAGGCAATATTAGGTTTGGGACTTTCAAAAATTGAAGTTGATGAAAAAGGATTCGAAGAGGCAAAAAGAAAAGTCTTTCAAGACGAAATAGCAAAAATAAAAAAAGGAGGAATAAAACCTCTGATTGGAATGGCTGGTGAGGCAGGTAAACCTGGAATAGCCGGTGAAGCAGGTAAACCTGGAATGGCCGGTGAGGCAGGTAAACCTGGAATGGCCGGTGAGGCAGGTAAACCTGGAATGGCCGGTGGGATTAAAGAATTAATTAAAACAACTAATATAACATCGACATCAATACAAAAATCTTTGACAGAAGTTCTTATAAAGGTTTCTTCTGATCAAGGATCGACTGCCACTATTGAAAAGGTCCAAAAGAAAAAAGGAAATGCAAATATTATTCCTTCTACTGTAGGATATATAGGGCATACGGGGATGTGGTAAATGAGTTCCTGGCGCGACCGATTAGTTTGGGCAAACGAAGATAATCAACAAAGAAAGAAAGCTTCTTTTCGAGGGGTTCCTTTTTTTGTTCGTGATTCAGATCGCAGTATTGGACGCAGAAATATTGTTCATCAATATCCTTATAGGGATATCCCTCCTTTTATTGAAGATCTTGGTCGAGATTCGGATGAGTTTACAATTAACGGATATGTTATTCAAAATACTGATAATAATCAAGATTATATTGATGAACGGGACGCTTTAATTGAAGCATTACGTGATTTTGGGAAAGGGACTTTAATTCACCCTTATTATGGGGAACTTGAAGTTAATCTGTTAGGCAAAGTTCGTATTGAAGAATCATTTGCTCAAGGAGGTATTGCTCGATTTACAATGACCTTTGTTTTAGCAGAGAGAGCTTGGAGGGATAATATGAGCCCTTCAACCTTATCTTCGGCAGGGTGGATAGTTGATGATGATGTAGATACTATTGCAGAGCAGGCTTCTTCTCAAGCCCTTGATGATTTTTCTTCTGTTGGCTGGGAATATGTTGAGGAAGCTCCAACATATACTGTGAATTCTATTATGGATGCAATAACTTCTCTGAATTCAATGCTTCGTTCTGTGAAGGGCAGAATTCAAGGAGCTTTTCCTTCACAGATCTCAAGAGCACTTGCAATTTTAGCAAAGGTACGGGCAGGAATTGACGTTTCTTTATTAACAGATGCATGCGGGTTGGCAACTGAGATTGTTGGAATGTTTAATGGATTGAAAAGTATTGTGGGAATGTATGGGGCTCTTTTATCGGATCAGTTACTTGGGGCTTGTAGTGGTACAGTATATGGTTTTTTTACCGGACCGATGTCAGGGGCTAAAGTAATTTCTTCTACCGGGGGAACTGGTTTTGCAGCAAGTACAATGTCAACTCCTTCTAAAATTAATGAAGGTTTAGGAAAAACAATAGTCAAGGCAGTATTAGCAATAAATCGTTTTGGAGAAAATGAAGGAGGGGCAAATCCGAGTTCTTATGGAGGAACAATTGCTCCCGTTATGATTACAACTTCCCAAAGAGCAAAGCAGTCTGCAAGCCTAATTGCCATTGTTAATCTTGTAAGAATTAATGCTTTAATTTTAGCCTCTCAAATAGCAATAAGAATTGATTATGATAGTTACAATTCGGCCATTCAAACAATGGAAGAAGTAACAGCTGAATTAGATTCATTATTATTAAAACTTGGTGATGATTCTGCGGATATTGATTATGATCCTTATAATATTACAATTTCAAATCCAAATTCTTATAGCGCATTGGCTTCTTTACGCCCTGTCTTTGTGAAAGCGATGGAGGGAATTAGTGATCCTCTGGCAAAAATAATCAATTATGAAGTTCTTCCGGAAACTATTTCAACTCTAACTTTGGCATATGAAAGATATTATGATTTGGAAAGAGAAAATGAAATAATTGTTCGCAATCTTCCATTAGTTAGTCATCCGGGGTTTTTACCTGGAGGTAGAACAATAGAGGTTTTAAACGAATGAAAACGACCAGAAGTGATGAAGCCATATTGAAAGTCGGAGGGGTAGAAATACTTGAATGGCCAGGAGAAGAAATTAGTGGATGGACAAATGTTGTAATTGAAAAATCTATGCGGCAAATAACGGGTTCGTTTGGTGTGTCTACTATTGATATTTACCCTGGCCTTCCTCATAGATGGGGTATGTTTTTAGGCGATGAATGTGTTATTGAAATAAATCATCAAAAAGTCATTACGGGTTATATTGAGGATGTTATTATTAATTATGATGCAAAGAACCACATTATTCAATTTGGAGGCAGAGATAAGACAGGGGATTTAGCCGATTGTTCGTTTGATCAAGTTGCTAAAGAATGGAAAGGATTATCTATTAAAGAAATTATCAAAAGGGTATGTACTCCTTTTGGTATTGATATTGTTGTGGATGCTTCTGTTTTAACTGATGCTAACGCGATATGGCCGGAAACAGTTAAAGCAAATGAAGGAGAGACAGCTTTTGATTTGATCTTAAGGCTTTGTAAAATGAAAGCAATTTTGCCTATCAGTTATAGTGATGGAAAATTAACTTTAACAAGAGCAGGGACAGCCTATAAAACTCATGATGCTTTAGAACAAGGCGGAAATATTTTAAAAGGAAATCTTGATAACAGTAATAAAGATCGTTACCAAACTTATATTATTAAAGGTCAAGGAAAAGGCGATGATTTTAAAGAGTTTATTCAGGTTGATGTTGCGGGACCGGTTGGTCGGGCAACTGATGAAAAGGTAATAACTCGATATAGACCAATAATCATTTTTGCTGAAACGGAATGTGATAAAGGTAAATGTCTTGAACGGGCTGAATGGGAAAAAAATAATAGGGCAGGAGCTTCTCGAAGTGTAAATTATGAAGTACAGGGATGGACGCAATCTAACGGAGAAATTTGGCCGTTAAATGCTATGGTAAATGTGAGAGATAATATTTTAGGGATAGATGGAAGTTTATTGATTTCAGATTTATCATTTTCAACTAATGAATCTGGTACAGTTACTAATATGAGATTGGTTGATCCAAATACTTTTAAAATGTTAGAAGTAGTTCCAATTGCAGCAGGGTTTGATGCTCCTTTTGCAGGTAATTAAATGATAACTTTAAATGATTTTAAAAGATTGATTCGTCCATTACAAAATAAGATTTTTTTATTATTGGGTAGAGCTGTTTTGATGGCAGTTAATAATGCAAATCTTACTCAAGAAGTTCAGATTGCGGCGCTTGAAGGTGAAGTAATTAGTGATATGGAACGTTTTCAGGAATATGGATTTGAAACTTATCCATTAATAGGCGCTGAAGTTTTGCCTGTGTTTTTTAATGGCAATCGCGATCATGGAATTGCTGCTTGCGTTCATGATCGTAGATATAGACCGCAGGATTTGGTTGCTGGTGAAGTGGCAGTATATACAGAT